ATGTATGATGCGGCAGGGAAAAACGTCTGCTTTGAGCAAGAAGCGGAAGTTAGGGATCCATGTTTACATCGATGTGTTCTGAATCATATGGAACAGATCACCTGATGTTCTTGTTTTTCGGTTAGTGTGATTTATTTCTCTAAATATTCAATACGATAGCTGTATGCAAATCTATAAATAGCAATTGGTTTAATTTATGTTGTATTTCAGTTTGTAGAATAGAGACTAACCAAATACATAAGGATTGTTCTTTACATGAAAACATTAGTAATTGCCACCACCATTTTAATTGGTACTTTTCTAAGCGGTTGCTCTGTGCAAAATGATAAAACACAGTTTCAAGGCCTGGGTCTGACATATCAGTCCGATGTCAAAAAACTGGATAATGGGAACTACCTCACTGAGGTAGAAGCTGCTCCTGCTGCAGGTCGTATACGAGGCGCTATTGGCACTGCAACAAAAAAGGCTTCTGATTTCTGTAGGGTACAAAATAAATCTATGAAAGAAGTCAGAACTGATATTGATACACACTTACTTGTTAATGGCGTTGCTCGCCTGACGTTTAAATGCGTTTAAATATTCCTACGGTTTATGATTTTTCATAAAACTAAGGTGGCTGTTGTGAAATATGTTCTCTCTGCGCATATTCTTACGGCCACTAGGTGATAATATAGTTATCCCCTAAAAACGTCCCTTTCCCTGTTGGAGATATTCCGATATTCACCTATTTATACCAATACCTCCATTCTTCATTAAGGGCTAAGGAGCGGTTTGCTTGAGCTAGTAGTAACGTCCGTTCCTGGCACATAGCTGCCATTGAAATGGTTGCGCACCGTCATGGGGTGTCGGGGGTCGGAGGTTCAAATCCTCTCGTGCCGACCAAAAATCCTCTAAGAACCAGCCTGTTACGGCTGGTTTTTTTATGCCTGTTTTCTGTACGGGGAAACTCCGGGGAATTATTGGGGTGAAACTATCGACAGATCACCAGCCAACTACGATCTATCGGATTGTAATATCCTCTTGAGTAGCAAGCACGATAATTGCCAGGAACCTTTTCCCTATACAGTTGTCTGACAATAGAATTCATCTGACATTAAGAAGCCCTATGATTACTAGTCTCTCATTGGTATTTGCCGTGATTACCACTCTGTGCATCATGTTGTTCGCTGCGGTAAAAGTAGGGGTTGGTTTGTCTAACAATCCAGACAGAAATGATAATTAACCTAAACCACGTAACCCCACTTCATACTTCACTTAACAGTGATGTGCTCACATCACCGGGCAATCGTCGAACTCTCCATTCCTGGCATTAATGATGTACGTGATCACCCCGAATATAGCTGGTGCAGAACTGTAACCATCATCATCTGCTGGCAGCGCTTCCCTTCTCCCGCTCTCCAGATTAACGAGGTGGGGTTGAGGATGTGTCCGATATCGCTTGATCCTAAATTCTCCGTCTATCGCGCAGATCAGCAGCGAGCCATCACAGGGAGAAAGTGACGCATCAACAACCAGTAGCGCCCCCTGGATTATCCCTTCCCTGAAATGTGAACGCGATGCCCGCATAAAATAAGTCGCTGCTGGCTGGCTGATTAGCTGCTGATCGAGGGAGATTCGTGTTTCAACATAATCTGCCGCAGGTGAAGGAAAGCCCATGTTTACGCCCTCTCTTGAATACCGGATAAAAACACAGTATAAATACTGTATATCCATACAGTAAAGGAGCAATGATCAATGTTCGTGGAACTCGTTTATGATAAAAGGAATTTTGATGGTCTGCCCGGTGCAAAAGACATCATTCTGGGCGAGCTGAGCAAGAGGGTTCACCGGATTTTCCCGGATGCTGATGTCCGGGTAAAACCGATGATGACACTGCCGGCGATCAACACTGACGCCAGCAAGCATGAGAAAGAACAAATAAGCCGTACTGTTCAGGAAATGTTTGAAGAGGCTGATATGTGGCTGGCAAATGAATAATGTTCTGCAATCCTGCACAGCCTACGCAGGCGGGAGAGCGGGCCAGTTAACATGCTCAGGGTCAGTTGTCACATCGACCGCCTTAACCTCGTTTTTATAAGCCATCCACGCCGACAGTTTAGCTTTGTTGGCGTCGCTTATTTCACCCAGCATCAGCTCTGTTCGCCAGTCGAGCATTACTTTATCGGCACTGGCCAGCAACTGACTACGCAGTTTTTCAGCGTCGGCTATCGCCGCATTTCGCTGCGCGTCGGCATCTGTAACCCACTTGCTGCCATCCCATTTATCATACTGAGTGGATGGCGCAACGGTTGTGTAACCTGAACGAATCTCCCCTATGTAATCAACGAATTCCGGGGTTCTGTCCATAGTCGAATAGACCGTAATGCCGCGATGGTCTGGCTGTTGCTTCCAGCCAGTACCGTTGAATACAGCGACAAATCCCGACCGTTTCTCTCCCGGATCGATATCGGTTGAATACCCTGGCATGCTGACACCAGGATGAATAAATTCATCAGAAAACCCGCAGTATTCTCCCGTGGCTGCATCATAGTAAAAGCAGACGACATTTCCCGGCTCAATAGCCAGTCCATTTTCATCAAAAACAGGTTTCATTATTTTGCCCTCACCAGACAGTTAAATGCTATTGAGCGTGGTGCGGTTTCACCGGTGCCACCGCTCTGCGTTTTTGTAGATATTTTTGGGGTGGCCACATCGTTTTCTACCACGACCCAGGTTGAAGACACATCGTCCACGCCAACGGCCATCCTGCCTGTTGGTAACACATGCGTATGCTCCTTGAGGCGTGAATCCGCCCACCCCAGTAATGGCTGTACCGGGTTAACCCCGCGACCATCATCAAAAATACGAATAAACTCCCCCCGCATTTCAGGAATAATCAGGCCGGGCCACATCAGCGCCAGTTTTGGATATTCGGCGGCAGAGAACGACGTATTATTGGTTTTCAGAAATACCATGTTTGACCATTCCGGCACGACCGTATTTGGCATTGCAGCCAATGACCAGTAAAACGGGATTCCAATAGGGGGAGCGCCTGCTCCCAAACCAAGGTTTGAGAGAGCCTCTGCAATTGCTGCGGGCCCGTCTGCTTTGATATCTGCAAAAGGATGTGCGCGGCTTAACAGCAGCGCTTTCAGGGCAGTAAGTAACTGGTTATGTTTTGATTTATCCAGATTAACGCCGGTTGCTTCTACAACTCCCGCCAGTTCTTCCTGCAACATATCAAAATAATCGTTATCAAGATCTGTGGCCGGGGTTCCTGTCTGGGGGTTACCTGCAGTAAAGCCGTTCTTGCCCGCGCCGAATTTATCTTTCTGCGCAGTAGATGTGTCAATGCGATGCATAATGTCTCCGGTTACGGATATTTGAATATTACGTAGGTATGGGATGGGCAGAGTTTATTGATCACGCATTCAGCTACCGTATCACCCCAGTAACGAATCGGTGTTTCACAACTGTCTGTACAGGTCATCCAGGTGGTGTCTGTTGAAGCAGGCATATTTACCTGCCAGTAGTAACGCCATTCAGTTGAATAGGTCGCATCCATACACGACGACGTACACTTGAAGGGTCCCTTGTTATAGCGCGTGATAGTGGCTCCGGGCTTCCCCAGTGCAGCCAGTTGACGAAGGTAGAAATCTTCGTTGATTCCTCCGGTAAGATTAACTTTTGCGTCCAGCCGTTGCTGTCGCTGCCGTAACGTCTGTGTGCCTGATGGTATACATTCATCAGGCAGACCGCAGCACCGCTCCCATCGGTCAATAAGTTCTGTTGTGGTGCGCGGATCAAGCTCCAGCATAAGTTCATCACTACGCTGATGCACCCTGAGCAAAGAAGGCGCTACGCCACTTATCGCAACATCGTCAACTGACCACGCAGGCCCAGGTGGAAGCAAGGCACTCAGTAACTGGACATAATCATCATTACTCACGCCCACGTTATTACCCCCAGTACAGCCAGTTCATTTTTTGCAACTGGCGTATCAACTGTTGGTGAAAGTAGCTTATGGCTGTGCTCACCGGCAGCTATAGAAATAGCCTCGTTTGTACGGGACAACTCAAGCGCCCCTTCCGGATAGCCGTCACGCAGCAGGAATGAACGAAGCTCGGCCTCAACTGCGGCGCGTATTTCAGGAGTATCCGGGTTCAGGTCAATGGTGTAGTTGACCGTTTTTGGCGTTCCCTTAAATACATAGAGGTCTGAACCCGCTACGGGTGCCAGTGGTTCAATATGTGCCTGAGCTGCAGCCACTGTTGCATCATCAAGAATCGGGTTGATCAGGTAGCTACTGGCTATCATAACGCCGACGGTTCCCGTCCCCATCCAGTGCCGGTATGTCCACGCACGTGTTACACCGGGTACTTCTTTTGCCCAGACAATATAATCTCCGTCAGCGCCGCCTTGCGGGGTCCAGTAGTAGCGTTCCAGGACACGGGCACGCCAGACATCAAGGTCTTCAATATCAAAACCGCCAGTGACCGTATCGGCCATGCCGCCGGAAGGAAGTCCGTTAACCGGCGTAACCAGTGAGAGCGCCTCACCATCATCCATATTTCCGGTTATACCTGTCATGCTGCAGACAACGGGTACACGAAGCACGCCACCAGCACTCGTTGCATCTGCCTGGGCGATGTACTGGACAAGGTCGTCACGCTGAATGACCGATCCTGCACTCACCTTGAGCCCATTCGTTACGCCATCCCATCGCATAAAGCCTGATGCGGCCACGGCATCTTTTCTCGGACATCGTTTCATCGCCGCATGCCGATAAAGCCATGACTCATCGCAAAGATCAGGCAGCATATTCATCGCCAGATAATCGATATAGCCATAAACCGTATGCAGCGCCCCCGCATAAACTTTGGCCCTGACATCTTCATCCATGCGGCGAAGCTCATCATTGATGTCAAGCCGAGCAAAAAGGTCGGTGCGGATCATGCTGATGTTTTCGGCCAGCGTTGGCCGCTGAAATTCACTGTCCGCCATTTGTGATCACACTCCATAAATCGCTAAAAGAAATGATTACGGGCCCATCCCGCCGCCAGAGCACAACCTGATTACTAAGCTCGTTGATGCCCGTTCGCTGAATGTCGATATCAATGCGCGAAACCACGCCGTCATCCAGCATCCACTGGAGAGCATCACGTAAATAGGTGCGTACTGTGTTCACCAGTGCGTTTGTGAGTTTGCTGCGCTGCAGGAGCCATAATTTTGAGCCATAGCGATCATTTGCTACTGCTGGCCAGGTATCTCCCCACCACCCCATAGGTACATCAGCATTGTCGTCAGGGTCTGCGCGCCGGTGAGTGAAGAGCGAAATCACCACTGCACGCGTAAGTGGGTCAAGCGAAGAACTGGCATTTACCCGGGTTCCGTTGACTGTCAGCCAGAGTTCCATCACACCTCCATCTTGTTATCGGGTGCATCGGTTTTATTTCCCTGCCCGTTTTCTTTGTGATGGTGTCCGTTGTAGGCAACGCGCATGGCTGACATTGTCAGACCACCAGAATCGCAGAGGTCTTTGACCTGACCAGTAACGTCAAGATCCATTTCAAAACGGGCTTTTGGCGCATTTTTGAACGTAATCACCTTGCCACCACCATCAACAACAATCCCGGCGCGTGTCAGCGTGACTGACTGCCCCTGGTCATCGTAGAGAGCGACCTCCCCCGTTTTGAGCCCCTTCATGCGATAGCGACGATCAGACACGGTGATCGCAACGGCGTGAGAACGGTCACCGTCAGGAAACAGAACAACAGCCTCAGCCCCCGCTTTTGCACGAGAAGTGAAGCCATAGGGCTCAAGGTGCTCAATGCCCGCCTTTTGCTGCCCAGCCAGTAACTCAACATCTATCATCTGGCACTTAGAAGCCGCGTTGATACTCTTCACAACAGCGCGCCCAATGAGTCCTAACAGTTGCCTTTGCATACTTTGCATCACGCTCATCAGAACGGGTCCTCTTTGACTTTCCGTTTTTTGCCACGCTTCTTACTGTCATTTTCAGGTTCTGGCAGATAGGCATCCGGCGGCCCGACACGTAGTTCGGTTATTGTGCCGTTGTTGTCCTTAGTGAATGACACTTCAGAAATGAGCAGCTCGCGGTTATTGAAGCCACAAATGGGGTCATAGACGATAACGCGCTGGTTTGGCTGCCACAGAGAACCATCCCCCTGTCGCCAGCCCCATACCGTGTACGTGGTTTCATCGGTACGTGCGGCGCGTTGCCGGGCCTCGAATTCAGCGCGCGCAATACAACTGGCGCCAGTGGACTGCCCCGTTTGTTGTACTGCCATAGGGCGGTAACGGCCAATTGAGGCATCTGTTGTTTTTGCACGAAGAGCCGTTGTTGTCGCAGCCCCAAAATCATCATCGTTTCCGGCACGCTGCCCCGATACCTGGTACGTTGAAAAACGTTCACGGATGCTTTTCTCGGTATCGCAGGAAATAATGTTTTTCCCCAGCACCAGAGCTGTATGAGCGCGCGTGCTACCAATGCCGCCGATAACCAACCTTCCGCGCGGATCGTCGTAGGCAAGCGCCTGCTGCTGTCCAAGCATCTTGTTCAGGACTTCAATAACCGTTTCACCGTGATCGGGTTGTACACCGGGAATAGCGCCACCCGGTGCACCAGCGTTTACAACCGCTATACCGAAAGGTCTGGCAAGCGCTGAGGCCACCTGAACGAGTGATTGCCCATTGAATTGTGTCGGCTCAGCAGCGCAATCAATCAGATCAGCAGTCAGGCTGCGCCCGCTAATTCCGACACTAATTGAACGCGCATCGTAGCGAACCGGCGTTGCTTCAATCCAGCCAGTGACCACCAGATCATCACCGATTAGAACCTCGACTTTGTCGCCGTTTTTAACCCTGGGCTGAAGTGACGCAACACCATCACCACCGGGCCACTGTCGGGTGATCTCTACACTAAAATCTCGAGCCAGACGCTCAATCCCGGAACCGATACGAATTGACGTCCAGCCCCCCCACTCACGACCGTTAACACGGAGAGTTACGTTATCGCTCATCGTACAGGAACCCTCAGCGGAGATACCGGCACAAAGCCGGGGTGAGCCACAGCATTGCGCCTGACAATGTCAGACTCCCGTGAAGCGTTATCGAACCAGGTTGCTGCCAGAACAAGTGCCGGAGTTACCTCATCAGGCGTTCTGATAACGGTCTTTTGGGTCTGCACCAGGCGGTGTTTTATGTCGTTGTTAAGGTCGGATTTCACCCGGCGCAAAGCCAGAAACAAACGGTCATCGGTCGTGCGGGATAGTTCTTTATCAATAGCGGTATTCAGCGTGTCGCGGATATCAACGAGGTCATCCCACGTCGGCACATCAACCACCGCCGCCTCATCCGGTGCGTTATTCAGCGCAGGGTGTGTCACAGAAGGCCATCCAGAAGACTGCTGAGTTTGTTCCTTTGTCGTTATTGCAGGCGTTGGCAGTGTTGTAACAGCGTAAACCGCTTCGCTTATGGCTGTTGTGCGTACTGCACTGGCAACATAATTCCCCTGTTCCTTACTGAGCTGTGTGCTTTTGCTGTCCGTTTTCCATATACCTCGTGGGGCCATATCTGATCCCAACGAAATACCGGCGAACCCCTTAATCATTTTCATAACGTCAGAAGCATTTCCGGATAGTCTGTTCGCCGTGCGCCACACTTTCTGAATAGCTTCGACATATCCTTTTCCTGATGACGGAGGAGGAAGAAGAACAGAAATATCACCCTGCATAAGTCTCGCTGCATCTGCGACATAGCTGTCGACCATCGCCATAGAATCAGAAACAAAGCCCAGGATGCCAGTGGCACGCTCAAGCACATCTCCCTGAGCGAAGTCAGGCAAACCATCCATGCCGAACTGATCAAAGTTGTCGCTGATACAATCATCAAGTGCTGAACAGGAAGATACCAGCGTGTTAGCTGTTGCTGCGCCAGCCGTTGGATATTCAAGTTCACCCGCTTCGACGAACTGCAGATCAAAGCGCACCATCCGCCCTTCACTACTGGTCGTGCCAACACGGATCTCACCATCAACACAGACGTTAAGCTCACCATATGTTGGATGTACCAGAGTGCCTGGTCCTGGTTTATTCAGTGCTTCTATCAGCCTGTCACGCTGTTCGAAACAATCTTCGCCGACGACATAGGCGGTGATATTTGGCCGGAAGGTGACCTTACCGAGATCTTCGGTGTAGGGTTTATCGCGGTTGGGGTATTCGTGTGTTTCAACTCGACGGCCAACCGCCGCCCCTTCACCTTCGAACTTAAATGGTACGCCACGGAATGACGCATCCTGAAGTCTGTCTTTCCACGCCATATAAACTCCGGGCATTAAAAAACCCGCCGAAGCGGGTTAAATTATCGATATGGGAATTCACATATCGCCTGTATGGTAGCCAAAACCGGAAACGATGCTTATACCTAACTCACGTCCCGCTCAGTCCACGGCAGAAGTTGTTTCATGATGCAACAAGCGTTCCTGCCAGACAATCCAGGCAACCGCCGCCTCCCATGATATATATCCGTTATCGCCATTTGTCGCCCGGCGGAGATCAACTGCATCGCCAAACCTTTCAAGGATGAATTTTTCAAATTCTGTGCGCTTTTCTTCGTCGTGCGTTGAATCCATGTTCTCCCCAGCCGCATCCTGATCATCGCTCTGATTGCATAAAAAATAGCATACCCGTTAGGGTGTGGAAAACCCACTCTGGCGGGTTACACTGAACATGACAGACGGGTTAACTATCTCTGCTAAAGCGACTGTATCCCACATCATAAGAAAGCCACGGTGTCGCACTTCCGGCAGGTGTCGCAACGCGCATTCCTGGAGGCGCATTATCGAAAGACACGTTAAGTTCGCTACGCTGCATCTGTGGGGATTGCGCCCGATCCATAACGGCACCGGGCCTCAGCAGTGGAACCGCGGGTTGATAGTTATCCCTGGTAGTCTGACCGGCAAACATTTCCCTTTGCTGCTTGTTGTTATACCAGCCGCCTGAATTCCAGCGATTCTTCAGGGAATCCCAGAATGAGTCGGTATGATCGGCCTCTTTTGCCGCATCGGCGATTTCCTTGAGTTGCTCAAACATATAAATGGCAACCCCTATCTGAACTGTCGTGGCTCCCAGCATGGCGATTTTCCCAAGAACACCCGATAGCTGACTGGCGAGAGCAAAGGCTGTACGCAGCGAACCGATGGTTTTCACTGCAAATACACCAGTCATGTACATCCCAATACCACCCAGTACAGTTTCCCACCCTCCCATTACCTGTGCGACATTATCCACCTCCTGCCAGACAGATTTGATCACCGGTGCGACATCATCCCAGTTCTCGATAATGAGCAGGGCGCCTCCTGCCAGTGCCGCAATTGCCAGTTTTGCGGGCGAAAGATTGATAACGCTATTCAGTATCCGGAAGGCACGAGAAAGAACGCCAACGGCCCCGCCAGCCACAATGAGTGCCGCACCGAATTTCGCGACTGACTTCACCATCTCTGGGTTTTCTCTTACCAGTTCGCGGACATGCTCCAGCCACGGCATCACAGCTTCGGCGGCCTCGTTGATAACCGGAAGAAAGGTATCCCCCAGCGTGACAGAAATGGCGTTAACACTGTTTCTCAGCAGGGTTAACTGGTTTTCAGTGGTAGCTGCACGAGAAGCATATTCCTTTTGCATCGAGCCACCGTACTGCTGGGCGTCTGCCACTCGCTCAAAGTTGATACGCAGCAGGTCCATATTGGTGAGAAGTGGTGCTATCGCACCAGCAGACTCACTGCCAAACAACATATTCATCGCCGCAGCCTGCTTTTCTTTCGGGATTTTTGATATCCCGTCAAGCACCTTCAGCATCGTGCCTTTCGAATCTTTCTGCATATCTGCAGCCAGCTTTTTCGGGTTAATCTTCAGCGCAGCAAGAACCGTTCTCTGCGCTTTGGTTGCTGCGCCACCTGAAGTTAAGGCTTTCATGAAGTTTTTAATGCCTGTTGCAGCAATTTCAGGCTCCACACCCATGCCGGCAATCGTTGCCCCCAGCGCCGCAATCTCACCCGAAGCAACCCCGGCAATCTCGCCAAGAGGTCCAATTCGGGTCACAATCTCTGATATTTTTCCGGCATTTGCTGGCCCGGTATTCCCCAGATAGTTAATTTTATCAGCCAGAACAACCACATCATCCTGGGTCAGTTTAAACGCCGTTCGCCACTGCGCCATCATCTGACCAGACTCTTCAGCGGTGGTGTCAAACGCCACGCCCATTTTTACCGCGTCGCTGGCAAACTGCATTAGATCGCTTCGTGCGATGCCCGCCTGACCACCTGCCGCGACGATCTCTGCAATCCCTTCCGCTGCCATCGGTAACTGAGTGGAGAGCGTCAGGATATCATCGCTCATTGCGGCAAATGCGTTCCTGTCGTCCAGACCGTCAACAACCTTGCGGATGTCAGCCATCTTCGACTCAAAACCCATCGCCGCAGTAACAGGCATAGCCAGCGCACCGAGAATGGCCGCCCCGGCAGCGGTAGCGCCCACTGACAGTCCGGCCATTTCCTTCTGAAATCCCTTTAACTTTTTCTGCATTCCCTTCATTGGCCCAGACAACCGGTCAACGGCGGTAATAATCGCTTTTAGTTGAAAGTCATCAGCCATGTTTTATTTCCTCGTTGATGCGAACAGCCTCTGACTCCAGCGTCAGGAACTCAGAAATCGCCGTCCGCCGGAGATCAAGAGGGTTTATTCGCCAGAAGTAAGCGGTGTTGTAGAAGCGTTGTCGGAGGTTTGCTCCGTCCCCGATCGGGTAAAAAAATTCAGGATCAACATGCAGGCTTTAAAAATATCAAGCTTAGCCATCTGCGCTGCAGAAGAACGGGGGATCCCGGCAAGTAAAGGGATGTATTTCAGCGAAACAGCGCTGTCCAGTCTGACACCACCATCCGCAGATACTGTAAACGGAAATCCCACGCCCTCTATTTCGTCATATGTGGGTTCCCGTAACTCCAGTACATGGAGATCTTCACCATGAGCTTTAACCGGTTTGCTGAGTTTGAGTTCTTTCATTACTGGTAATCCCCTTCTTCACCGTGGAATTCAAGATCCGCCGTACCTTCTTCGGCGTTGTGGTTTGCTTCACCGTGCAGCCAGGCTGACGACAGGACATAAACCTGACCGTTTGCCAGTTCGGCTGTAATGGTCATCTGGTCTGAGGTAGTGACCTTGTTGACCGGAAAATCTTTCGGCACTTTAAAGGTGCCTTTGATATAGGGCGCGCGGTGCGTTTCTTTACGATCCACCGAGCCATCAAGGCCAATGACATCATCATTGACCTTCGTGTTCATCGGCACCTCAATACCGCCGGTCATGGATAATTGCTGACCATCAATTTTGAAATAACAGGTACCTGCAATGCGCGCCATTATGCGGACTCCTCTTGATACTGAAGGCGGAACTGGTTAACGACCGCAAACACTCGCAGCTGGTTAACATAGTCAGGCGGGAACAGAGTGTTGATACGGTTTGGGTTTGTCGCGTCGCGTTCAACCTTCAGGTATTGCTTGAACAGGTCGTAATTTTCAACGATCCCGGCGCGCTCCATCTGTCGGTAAGTCGCCAGCAGTTCCCCTTTGATAACAGCCGGGGTAACAATCGCCTGACCGGGGCCAAAACGGGTACCGTCGTTTGCCAGTTTGTGGCGACCGTACTTGCTGGTAATAACCGATTTCAGACGGCGGAGAACATAAGCGCTGGTATGCAGCGTCTCGCTGTCGAGATAACTGTTATCCGCAACACCGTAGGCGTTTTTCTTGTACGTTGTAACGTCGCGCTGAATGCGCAGCGTACCGCTTTCAACGTATGACGTTGCAATCCCATGTGACAGCAGAGACTGCTGCTCGGTCATTGTGAAACGCTTCCCTTTTGGTGCTGGTAGCATGTCCACGAGCTCACCTGTCTGGGTTGGGCGCGCCGGATCGTTACGGATAAAGACGGCATTACGTGCGGTGCGACTGGCCGCCAGTTCATCTGCCGGGGTCTGAGTTTCTTTCTCGTACCCCGCCACCGTGATGTGCTGTTGGTTAAGCTGATCACCGGCAGCAACCAGCTCAGAAAGCGTTCCGAGTTTCGCGGTATAAACGTGGCCATAAAGCTGGCGCGCGTAGCTCCAGCGACCGCTGGTATCGTTCATTTCGCTGACAAATGCATTAACCGAGGCCAAATCGCTGAACGGATGACCAATATAATCAAACGGCTCATCGGCCATAGCTGCAATAGCGCCATTGAGTACCGGAGCCCCCGTTCCGGCAGCGCCAGCAGCGACGGCTACCGCTACGCCTGCAGGCAACACTTCACCACCGCCGTAACCGTAATAATTCAGAACCACGGGGATGTCATTCCCGCTCAGACCTTTGTGACGTGCTGTCAGAGTGACAACGCCAGCAGCAGACGAAGCGATAACCGGCAATGTCGGATCAGCATTGATTGCATCTTTAATGCCCGATGCCACAGCCTCCACATCATCCCCGCTTACAACTGCCGCCTGAATGCGAGTACGCCCGACATAAACATTCACCGTGCCGCTCTCAGTTGCTGCTCCAGTTACGGTCAGAGTGTACGTGGCCGCCACTCCTGCCGCTGGCTCAGGGACAGCAATGATGTAAAGTTCACCAAAAGGATCGGTTTTGCGGTAAGCCGCAACCATGCGCGCAAGCTGACTGCCGGGGCCACAAATCTGCTTTGCGTAATCAGCGGACGGCATCAGTACCAGCGAATCAGTCTGAATTGACGCACCTGTATTAGCATGGCCAAGCAGCAACGACGGCGCTGACTCCTGACTTGTATTTGCCGCCGAATTATCCATCTCAGCATAAAACAGTGGCACCAGCGTATTTGCCGGGATAGTGCTGAAACTAACGGTCATTGGTTTCCACCTTTTTCTGTTTAACTTTGTTCACGCGCCTGATATCGCCAGCGGCTTCCCGGCGCAGCCAGTAGCTGCTTTCTTCAACATTTCGCCCTTCAACAGGCAAAAGGTCGCCTCGGGCTGGGTCAGGTACTGACCGCCCTTTTTGGGGTTTTACAAACATGGTATTCCTCAGGAGGGGAGAGTTATCTCTGTATGATGCTCGGGTTCCCCATCGGGGCCATGTCCCGGATCGATAAAATCAACATCAATCGCCAGCGTTTTAAAATCAGCCAGATCGTTCAGTTCATCCTGCTGGCGGGTGTCATCTTCTGACAGCTCATTCAATACAGTGAAGTCGAACTGGTAGCTCAGTTCATGCCGGTTCACATCGAGAAGCGTACCCCCGGCATAGGTGATCGGGTTTCCGCACTCTTCAGGATTCCAGCCCAGGAGCGCTTTAAACAGTGACTGTCGCACATCGTGAACAACATCATATGAGGCAAACTGACCGCGTTCATCCCGGCCATTGCTGACAAACACAATGACGGCAAACCCTTCGGTTAAATCCTGCCAGTAGTCAGTCTGGCTCATCTGTTCCCCTGGTGAGTCATCGCCGGGAACAACATAAGCCGCCGGCAGTTTCATCTTTCCGACTTCCGGCAAGTCCTTAAACTGCGCAGCACCTGCTACACGATTCTGGAATTCCGGGCAACGCGCCCGTAGTGCTGCAATAATCGGGGCCAGTTTCATCAGCGTCGCCTCTCCGGTTTGAGTGATAGCCTCAGTTCACGCGTCAGGTAGTAACGCGTCCACGGGCTGTTTTTGTTGAGTGTCTCAACCATAAAATTATTACGCGGTGCCAGACGCCAGCCGCTACCACCAGAAGCGCCACGGTGATGACTGCGCCGACGTTTTGCACCACCGCGCACACCGTAGAAGAGAAATGCCGGGTAAAAATCGTCGGTGATGAGCCGGTTCCCCTGCCCGTTCTTCTGGTTAGGTGCTATACGTGCCATAAACCCCGGCCGCCGCCCACTTGCTTTTGGCACCATGTAGCCAATTGATTTTGCCAGGCGTCCTGTCTGATAACCTGGGTTTTCCCCTGGCTCAGAACGTCCGCGGCGCATTACCAGTCGACGTGCATCACGCATATGTCGCTGGCCAATAGTGATAAATGCCCGCCGGACACGCGCGCGGTTGAAGCGCATTTCGTTCGGCTGCTGAAAATCAACGTGAAAAAAGGGTTCCTCCATTGGAATTACCTCCAGTATTTACCGGGAACTCACCCAACTCAGTGCATTCCAGAAGCAAATATCGCCGCTTGCTGTTCAGGTCACGCACTCGCTTAACCCGGTACACGAGGTCATTCAGCACTACTTCAAAATCAGTAGTGATCCCCCTGCGCCAGCGAATGGTGATGTAATGCGTAATAACGTTTTCGGTCTGGGCCGTCTCCTGGTAAGTAGTGGCGCTGGTTTGCACTACCTTTGCCCAGGCCGGAAACTGCACCGGATAAGTTGGCTCAATCCCCATGTCATCGCTCGGAGAATCGACGCGTTGCCGGATACTCACCCGTTTATCGAGTTCCCCGGGATCAGGCATGGTATAGAGGGCGCTGGTATTAGTTGACCGTCTCTTCATACTAAAATCCCGATACTGGTAACCGCCGTGGGTATAACAGAAATTCAAAAGCCTGAGGGGTCTCTGACATTTCCAGTTCTGATACTGAACTTCTATTTTCATACCAGTGACTGATCAGCATCAGCATTCCCAGCTTGATATCATTGGTAAGTGTTATGCCGTCATCATCAGTGTCAGGAATTACGTCTTTTGTTGGGTAAAGATTACGATTCAGATAGGTTGTAGCCTTTGCTTCCGCAGCTTCACCAAGCAGGGTCAGTAGCATATCCTCGTCCGTAAAATCCACCTCAAGACGGCACTGTTCTTTTATTTCTGGAAGCGTAAGTAACATCCTGCCCCCTTATTTTTTATCCGTTCGTTTTTTGGCCTGCTCTGCCTGCTCTGCCTGCTCTGCCTGCTCTGCCTGCTCTGCCTGCTCTGCCTGCTCTGCCTGCTCTGCCTGCTCTGCCTGCTCTGCCTGCTCTGCAGGAGTATCCTCGCTCACACATTCCGCATAACCTTTTCTGATCAGCTCCCGGCCATGCTGCTCCAGCGTTTCAAACTCGCTACCTTCAGTCTGTACAGTACCGTTGAAATAAACCGGTTTAAGGGATCGCATTTTCATTTCTGTTTCCTCAGGGTGAAAGCGGCCAGAAGGCCGCTGTTATGAATTACACGCCGCTAGGCGCAGGTGCTGTAAAGGAGCCATAGATAAACGCCTCCGGGCGTTTTACCGCCAGCGCCAGACGCTCTTCACAGCGGATCGAAATCATGTTTTTCTCGAAGTCGTCGGCGTTCTCTGTGGAGATAACCACGTTCGCATCTTCACGGTCGAAGATCTGCGCTCCAGCGTTGAATGCGCCTGTCAGGAATTTACCCTGGAAGGCAGCAGCTTCGGTGGCAACAACCGGCAGTCCCCAAAGTGTCGGTCCCGCCAGTGCCGCAGGGTTCGCCAGGATATAGCGACCCAGACTGTCTTTAGTCAGCTCAATCTTCGCCCAGTCAATGAAGTGCAGAACGTGACCGGAAGCCGGGAAGCGTGCCAGTTGCGCCTGCAGCATCGCCAAGCGAAGATCATCAATACCGTTCTGCTGTGCAACAGCAAACGCCGCAGCAAAAGCTGAAGCCTGAGGAACGATGCCATCAAGGTGAGCTCCAGTGCCATCCCCAAAGAGGATTTCCTGCTCTTCGACATACTTCAGTCCATAACGAAGCTCAGCATCAATAGTGGACTGAAGCTGTGGCATATCGTCGAGGATCTGTTTCGCCGCTTTGAACAGGTGGGCAACGGTGCGAACCGGCGTAATTTTTTCAGCAAACGCAATATCGCTGTACGGCTTGGTAGTATTTTCCGCCACCGCTTTAGCATTATTGGTAAATCCGGTCTGCTGCACCCAGTAAATGGTATTGGACTCGGTGCGCCCAGGCGCGATCAGATCGCGAATAAAAAGGCGCTGCTTCGGCTGTGTATCAATGCCAGGAAGACGGTCTGGCGCAACAATCTGACCAGGGACATTCACTGACAACAGAGCTGCACTAACAGGAATGCTCAGGCGCTTGTTGCCTTCAACACTGGCAGCAAACGTTTTCAGCGCTTCAGCAGAAATAACCTGCTGCCCAACAGTCTCGACAACCTGTTTTGCATTTGCCAGTGGCATCTGCGCTACATGTTGTTCAAGGTCACCAACGGCTGCTTTTAGTGTTTTTTCAGCTTCGCGAAGGGCGTTAAATTCAGACGCCATTTTGTCGACAGCCGCCTTCGTTTCTTCTGAAAGCTGGCCGGACTTTGTCGCTTCTTTGAGTGCGTCTTCTGCTTTCGCGTTGAACTTACTGGTTGCCTCTTCAATGCTGGCAGTGACTTTTTTCAGAATATCGTTTACTTCAGACATAAAGGGTCCTTATTTGACTAACGCCGCCAGAGCGCTTTCAAGTGAATTGATGGTTTCAGGTTTGATATCTTCGGCAGCGCCCGGCGTACCGTCGTTGTGGGTGACAGCGCCAAGCATGCCACCGGATAAGGATTTAATGAGTTTTCGTCGCTCAGAGCGCGGGGTGTTGGTTTTAGCCAGCAATGCATCAAGCTTTCGAAGCGCGGCGGCGGGTGATTCATCGCCATCGCTGACTGCATCAGCAGAAAGCAGGCTGTCTGCCAGCCCTTTCGCCACGGCATCACTGCCACCGATATAGCTTTCAGCATCCATCAGCTTATGCACGGCGGCCATATCAAGGCCGGAGCGCGCTGCATAGATATCAGCCATTGCGGTATCGAATGGCTCCAGTGACTGTGCCAGTTCAGCAAAGTCATGGCGGTTGCCCATCGCGTATACCCAGCAGTTGTGGATCATCAGGAAGGCTCCACGACCAATCTGAATATCATCCCCGGCCATCGCAATTATCGAGGCAGCACTGGCGGCAATACCCAGCACCTTCACAGTTACACGGCCTTCGTACTCGCGGAGAAGGTTATAAATTGCCAGGCCTTCGAACATGTCGCCGCCTGGTGAGTTGACATTCACCGTAACGTCGGCACCATTCATCGCCCGAAGTGCACCGGCAATACGTTTGGCTGTCACCCCTTCGCCCCAGTAGTCCTGTCCGATAACATCAAAAACAGAAATGCTGTTATCGTCGGTGGACGCAGCTTTAATCCCGCCGTCCCAGCGGTCCAGTGCAGACGGTAAGGTTTCACAGGTAACGCGCGCACAGGGGCGACCCGCCGGTGCTACCGGAAGTTGTTTTTTGCTCATCAGGAAATTGCTCCTAAGCGGCCTGTTTCAGTGGAGATTGTTCGAAAGGAATATCAGGGAAAACCGCATTATGGACTTCACGAAGCAGTCTAGCTTTTTCGGCTGTACTGTTTTTACGCAAGTCTTCAAGCGGGGTGAGATTCAGTTGAACGGTGTAAATATCCCCACCGTCAATCGGTGGAAGGTTTTCAAGGCGTCGCACGTCATTACGCGACATCCATCCGTTTTGCAGTGCGGTAGTGTAGTACGCCGCACGCCCTGCGCTGTCGGCACGGAGCAGGCCTTCTACTGAGAACTCCGCAAATAAATCCTCATCTCCGTTAAGAAGACAGCGTGAAATCTCCTGCTCAATATTGACCAGCATTGGGCGCAGTGTATTAGTCAGGAACAGAAGGTTCATCCCTTCAACGCTCGATGCCCAACTGCTTTGCTTCGTCGTGTGTCCTACCATAAAGGGAGGTACCCGGAACCAGCGGCAGATTTCCTCGATGCTGAATGAGCGTGATTCCAGCATCTGCGCATCTTCAGGATTCAGAGTTATGCCCTGATAGGACATATCCCCCTCCAGCACCATCACTTTTCCGGCGTTTTTAGAGCCGACGAAGCGGTTAAGGTTTTCACGGTTTTTCTGGCGCTGCTCTTTGGTCAGAAGATCCTTTGACAGGAAAAATCCGGATGTCTGAATACCGTTTTCGAAAATTTTCGCTGCGGACTCTTCAACCGCCATCGCCGCACCAAACACGTCACGCCCGGTACGCATCGGCATCATCCCGCAGACACCATCAAGGCCAAAGCCCCGGATGTGCATCATGTTTTTAACCGGGATGATGCGCGCTACGCCTTTCTCTGTGTATGTATAACGCAGTTCGCCACTCTCCAGCCGCTCCACCTTCATGCACTGAGGCAGCAACGGCACCAGTGAAACCAGTTTGGTACCAATCAACTTTTTTTCTACGTAGGCATTACCCCGAAGGCAGATACTGGCAACCACCATCAGCATAAAGCGCGACGGCGTCATTTCACTGTTGGGGCGGCGACACAACACCTGATAAGCAGGATGATTAAGCGCAAGCTTGCGGGAACCATCAGCCGCCCGTTCGTATACCTTCATCGGCAAGGTTGAAACGGATTCACTCAGCAGACGTACACAGGCCCAGACAGAAGCCAGTGCCAGCGCTTTTTCTGCTGTAACGACTTTTCCACTGCTACTGGTGCCATACCACTCCTGCCAAAAGGCTGCGTCATTCAGTCCAATTGTTTCGCCAAGCCAGTTAACAATCGCGGTTTTGATGCGGCCAGGCCGTTTTTTTTCCTTCATCAGATACCTACCATGATCGGATCATCAAAAAAATCATCAGGGTCGCCAGTCTCTACAAGAACCGCATCCTCCGCCGCGCCAATAGCCATAGCGGAAGCCACCACGCCATCAATACGGCCAGTGCTCTTCTTCTTGGCAAAGATACGGTTGTCTTTCTGATCGGCTTCCAGAACTGCAGATGCCGCATTCCAGCGCAGACAGGGGTTAGTACGGATAATTAGTTCGCCACTGTTAAGGTGCTCTTCAAACAACTCAATTGATCGCGGCATCCACAACCCAGACTCCTGAGCCTTGTAAAAACCCTGGCCGTGCGGAACCAGTTCAACATCAACGGACTGGTTCGCCAGTTCAACTTCAAGGTATTTAATACGGTACTGGTCGCAGGCAATGCACCTGATATTGTGCTTTTGCGTTAACTCCCCGAGGCGGTCAGCCACAAACCCGTAGTTAACAGCCTTACCCGGTGGAGCATGAATAAACCCGTTACGCAGCCAGGCGTCATAGGGAACATGGTCAGTTTTGGCGCGATCCAGCAGTGTGTCTTTTGGCGTCCAGAATTCGACCAACAATTTTTTAAATTTTGGAAAGTAAAGTGCCAGCGAGGTAAGGTCGCGGGAGCCGGAAAGGTCCAGACCTCCATAGCACTCCTCACCTACCAGCTCTTCAGGGTCGAAATCCTGCTCGCATTTCATCCACGTCTCGCTGTCCACCCAAGGATCAGCAGATTCCACCCACTGACAGAAATTAAGGCGGCGGACAATACTCTCTTTCGACGGCATCCCGCGCGCCTGCGTCACCTGCTCACGCAAATATTTCTCAGTGAAGGTGTGCCCCAGTGACGGATTAGCCTTACCCCAGCAGGATTCATCTTTAAACGGGTCGTCTCCTTCATCCAGCGAGCAGATGAAGCTGAAGAAGCTGTCATCTTCCAGATCACCGGAGGCAACTTTGCGTCCGTACTCGTGATACTCAAAACAAACACTGGTTTTATCGTGACCGCTGTTGGTAATAAGGAACATCAACGCCTGCCGGCGCCCCTTTGTGCCAGCGCGCATCATCTCAACGACCTGATTGCTTTTATGTTCGTGAACTTCATCAATCAGAGCACAATGTGGACGGGGGCCTGACTGACCATCATCAGAACTGATTGGCCGGAAAAACGAACCAGTCTGAACAAACGCCAGATTCCATTCTTTCCCAGTACCACCTGATTTATGAATTCGCTGAGACAGAGCGGGAGACTGATCCACCATCGCCACAGCATCCCGGAATAGGATCATCGCCTGGTCTTTTTTGGTGGCGGCGGCATACACTTCAGCGCGTGGTTCTTTGTCGGCGACCAGACAATATAATCCGACTCCACCAGCGAGAGGGGATTTACCGGAACCCTTGCCAGACTCAACATAGACCATGCGAAAGCGTCGGTATCCATCACTGGCCTTCCAGCCAAAAATAGAACCCACAATGAAACACTGCCAGGGTAGTAGAATAAAGGGCTTCCCCTCATGCTCACCGCCGTTGAGCTTCAAAACTTTTGCAAAAAAATCGATTCCTCGTTGCGCGGATTCAATGTCCCAGGTAAGTCCCCGCGCCGGCCCGTTTTCCAGATCGCGGAGGTGACGTGCGCAGGCATTACGGATATCCGGCCCGGCAAGTATCTTCCCGGTTGTGACATCCAGCGCATACTGTGTGGCTGGGTCAACCGAAGAACTGGTTGAGCGAGTCTTCTTCTTTTTCTCCACCATCAACTTTCACCTTCGTTCTGGCGGCCGGGGTAAGACCGAATTCGACCAGGTAACTTTTAAAGCGGCGATCAGCGTCAGCCAACATGGCCACTGCAGGGTTTGCCTTAATCAAAAAACCGCCATCCGTCTGCACTGTATACGTCCTCCCCTCGTCAGCGATCGTAAGGCGCAACTGGAGTATGTCGGCGTAAATATCACAAAGACGCTCCAGCGCCAGCACATCTGCAACAGTGAGGACCCCCATACCATCAAGCAGCACGGTCAGTTTCCCCCAGGCAACTTTTCCCCAGTCAGTAAGGTGTGCAGGGGGGCTTGGTATTTCTCTTATCGGGGTGGGTTCTTTGTCGTTGAGTTTACGTTTGCCCGGGTTACCGGTTACCACCTTCAGGTGGGACGGTTTCGGGCGCCTTCCTGCCATCGGAACCTCCCGGAAAAAAACTTTTCATTTCGCGGTTGTGTACAAAAAGGGGGGCTAGCGGTCAGGGAAGCGATGTCTCCTGAACTCTTTACCCGCCCTCCCCTTCGCGCTCGTGTCATCTCACCTTCGCCAGTGCGACTGTGGGTCGAGTGGCAGCCCGTTCTCATCACATCCGATCACGTGACCGCGTTTCTCTTCACGTTGTTTGGTGGAGTCGTGGTGCTGTTTACAGAGGGGTTGCCAGTTACCCTTATCCCAGAAGAGCTTCCGTGCCTTCGCTATCTCTTCCTGATTGCCACCCTTAAGTGCTTCCTTCAGCTTATGTGGCTTTATGTGGTCAACCACCATTGCAGGGATTGCCCTGCCCTGGCGACGACACATGACACATAGAGGATTAGATTTCAGAAATGAGAGCCTGGCTTTGTCCCAGCGACTGTTATAGATACGCGGCTCGGACATGTCTTCTCCTGTATTTGATGTGCGCGTGCGATGCGCATAAAAAAGCCTCGCAATTGCGAGGCCTGGGGTTATTTGTATCGCGACCCACTACCTGTGAATGACAAACAGAGATTTACATTTAGGGCAAAGTAACGCCTGTTGTTGGCGTACTTTCGTGGTCGAGTGTGTGGATTTATGTCCGCATATCGGGCACATGACAGTCGTATTGGCTGCAAGCCCAACACGCTGCATTGCATAATCGAAAAATGACATGGTGGTTAACCTTTCAATGAATGGGGCTTATTATACCATGCATAGTTCAATTATTAATCAATCATCATCGCATGCTTGATGCCATTTAGCTTTGTCGCAGGCACTCAGTGAATGCCTGCTGTAATGCTATTGCCGTTCCTGTTCGATCCGGCGTATTCCTGCCAGTTGGTTATTCGCTTTTTCAATAGCAGCCAGCAACGGCTTAATCCATAGAACAGCCTGGCAATATGTCAGGGTGCTGGCGGTAGTGGCGTTATCACTGGCTGCGTCAGCGCTCCCGGAATCGGTGTGCATTGCCCCGGTACGTAAACGGTTCGCGTAGTCGAGCAACCCACCAGCGACATCAGCAGGAACAGGCAGGTCACAAGTTTTTTCACGTCGAAGAATCTCCCGGTATTCGATGACAGTCTTTTCGGTACCTGCATCGATCAACGAATTAAGGCGGCTGGCATTCTCAGCCACCTGATTGAAGCGGTTGAAGTTGAAAGCCTGCACCGCGATAACCCGTCCCTGTAGCGCGTTATCATGCTCCAGAACTCGCTTATCGCTTTGCGCTGTGCTCAGGTCAGCCTGGCTGTGTGCCAGCAGAACACCGAGAATAGCGACAGCGCCAACGACAATAACCACCGCGATAATTACCAGCCACCAGCGCCATGACGTTTTCAGTGATGCGAGTAGAGCTTCAATCATGATTCTTTCACCGAACTGGTGCCATTCATCAACGGTAACATGCGGCTATCCCTCGGCTCGTTAACCGGCCAACGATAACCCGTCACGCGGGAACGTGAGAATGCACGAATATTGATAGCGTCGGACTGATTACCACCGAGGACCATCAGGTCACCATTCTGGTGCTGCCCGACCACAAATCCGACATGGCCGCCGCCGTCGCGACTGAATACCACCACACATCCATAGGCTGGCTCGCGAAGTTCGACGCCCCAGTTGAGATAGGATTTTGCAGACTCGAAACGGGTGGATTTGATTCCGACGCGCTCAAGCATCGACCCGACGTAAGCGGCACACCAGGGCGTTTCATCATCTTTAATTCCACCTCGTTTAATGTCCTTCCAGAACTGGAGGATTAACGGATTGTGTCGCGGGCCTTTAATTTCCATCTGCCCCATGTATTTACGGGCTTCCACCAGCCAGCGCGGTTCATTGCTGATTGTCATCGTTCACTCCTGCCCGTTTTTTAAGTGCGCTGATAGCGATTTCGCGCAGCTTGTCCACGCCAACGAATCCAATCACACCACCGACGAACGGTGATATCGATACCGGAAGGCCAACCACATCAAGCGCGCTGGTGATGCATAAAGAAAGGGCGCCACAAAGGACGCCCTCAAGCCATTTATTTTTTCGTGTTGCACCGTCATATATCAGACGACCATAGGCAATGAGTCCGGCCATTGACGCCCCCAGAATCTGGGGCCACGCATTTTTGAGTCCGGTCAAAACCGCAGCCCAGAATTCAGGGTTCTTGTCATTCATTTTCATAGCCTCACCTCGCATAGTTAGCGGGTGCTGTTTGTAGTAAGGGAGCAGGCTTCACGGGCTGGATTTATCAACAAAGCACGTAGCGGATGATTCCCGTGAGCCTGAAATAGAAAAGGCCACGCAAATGCGCAGCCTGTAACCAGAAATCAATATTGTCTTTACATCAATTTTTCTTAAGGTTAAATTCTTCTGACAAGTTGATGAAAGACAACTTGAATATTAGCTATTTGTTCTCTGTTATGCCCGCAACCCAATGCGGGCTTTTTTTCGCCCTGCTAAAAGTTCCACCGTTGTGAGCCTTTTTGCTATGCAATAATGGATGCGTGGTGCCGGGTGTCTCCCGGTGATCCTTTGGCTGACAACCCATGCCTCACGAACATTTCACAACGGGATATAGAAAAGGCCGTGCATTTGCATAGCCCTGAAAGATGTTTATGCTTTATTAATTCGCTGGAATATCTGGCATGGCGCGATCCATAGAAGAGCTAATTAACGCCTTAATAGCGTTGCATACCTGATAAAATCCACCCAGCTGAGATGAGACAGAAAAACGGGAGACGTCGTCTCCTGAGCCTACTTCAGCATAAAATGATGAGTTCTCATACCAGAGTGAGATGCTTACGCCCTGCCTGTAGCCACCTGTTAGCGGAGAATCATCAAGAGTGGTTGCAATCACGAAATTCAAGTGGTAACGGCTGTCCATATTGAGTTGGGGGATTAAGACAGGAAAGAACTTCCCCTCCTCCTCCCAAATACCAATGTCCACATAAGGCCATCGTGTTCCGTCAGAACCAGTCCACTCACGAGATGTAAGATCAAGAGAACCTGAATACTCTCGTAGTAGTTCGCTCGCCTTCTCCTGAAGTTTATCCTGTAACTTCCATTGCGCCTCGACCAGTTTAGTGCGTTTTTCTTTCAGATCCTTAAATGTTAATTCCATGCCACTCTCCAGACAACTTTTGAAAGGAATCTGCATAGTAACTCACCCTGAAAGCACATGGTTATATTTCACTTACACTGAGTGCGAAAAGCAAAAACCCCGCCGAATGGCAGGGTTCCAATGATTAGGCTGTGTGTCGAAGTGACGCTCATTACGCTGCTAAACTGTGCTGTTCTTCAATCAGCGGCTGGCGATGATTGCGATCAAATACACCCTTTAGCGCCTCTTTGCGCTGCTCAAAGTGCCAGCCCATGCCAATGAAAACTGTATTGGCCCGCTGCAACTCAGTTACGCAGTGGATCTGCTCCGGCGTCAGGTAGTCACGGATGTTCTCTTTTTTGTCGAGGTCGTGGTAAACACGAAATTTTGCCGCCGTCATACCGAGCGCGATGCGGTTAATCAAATCGGCTTCGTTGCTGAAGTGGTAAGGCTTGATTTCTTTACCCTGCACTTCACGCTCATGCTTAATGGCATCGCTCATCGGGCGATATTCCAGACGGGCGGTGTTGCGATCCATTTTTTTGCCCGCCAGAGCGCCACGCATGCGGAAGAACTCAGCAACCAGTTTCTTTTTGAACTTGCGGACAACATCGTTATTACGCATGTAGGTGATCAGTAGAGTGGTTTGCTGTTCATTCAGTAGCGCCACTCGACGCTTTTGAAGACCACCGTCAGTTTGAATGGTTCGGATTTCAAATCCGACCCTTCCAAATTCTTCAAGATCAGCCTTGTTACGGTCCACTAACTTAATGACGGTGTCATGATCACGCCCAACCCCGTCAGCAATAGCGACAGTGCTGGTTACAAGGTCGAGTTTTTTAATTTCAACTAATTGCATGGCGTTTACCTTACTTTGAGATGAACCTTTGCCGCACAGGAAATCAGCCCGTCGAGGCTCGCCAGCGCTAACCGACTTCCTCAAAGGCTCATTTCAAATGGATTGGTTCGACGTGATGGATGCGCGGGCGGTGCGCAGGAAATGCGGATACAAAAAAACCCGCAACGTGGCGGGCTTTTCGAGGTTAATTATCTACAGGCGTTATACTCCATAATCAGAAGCATACAGGACAGTTTTATGCAAAGTCAACATTAACGTGCAAAAAAATGTCGCCATTTGCTCCGATCATATTAATAAGTTGTTGCCTTCTCGAATTCTACAGCTGCGTGACTCTCCCCCTGCCGCAGTGTATCCACCAGCATTTCATAGAAGGGTTTCCAGTTGCGTGACCATGAGGATTGATGGAGGTCAGGGAGACGCTTCAGAATGGCACGGTGTACCGTCGCCGAGGAGATAGCAGAAAATCCATTACCAGAGCATCGCTCACAGGTTTTAAACACCGGTGCGCCTCGCTCGCTAGTGGCTTTGCGGTCGAGTACCTCGCCCTTTCCACCGCAACGGCAGCGTGCTTTTATTTCGCCTTTTCCATCGCAAACAATACAGAGCCGTTTCACAAGTTCGCGTTTAATGTCAGTGGCGACAATTTCATCACCATCATGATTGAATAATCCAGGGTACTTAACCACGTCCTCATACTGAGAAATAAGACCACTACCGTTGCAGGTGTGACACATCACGCTGGTCGCCGCCGAACGGGAATACTCTGCAAAGGCAAACTGCGCCAGCACCTGCATACACCATCCAAGCTCACCCCCTGCGGCCTTTCTGACATTCTTTTGTGCTGATTTCATCGCATAACGCGCCAGCGCCTGAACTGCGAGCTGTTCATCCGTTTTGCTGATTCCCGCTTTACCGAAGAACGCTGCCAGGCCGAACCGCGCACGGCTGCTGGTGGTACCAATAGCAGCCATTACATCTGTACCGGTGAGACGATCCGGCGAAGTTCCTTTCACGTCGTCGCTGATGTGCATTCCCTGAGGACTGAAATGTTTAAGAGCTGCTTCCAGTTTCATTGAATAGTGTCCCCCTTCTCAGCAGTGCCAAACCAGCCAGGATGCGCCCACTGGATATCGGTAACTTTATGGCCATTCCCCCATAGTGATATCGCGCGCATTGCAACGTAGTGCATAAAGATTTTTTCCCGCTCGAGCCATTCATCTTCAGATTTATCTTCAAGAAACTCATCGATTGAATCGGCAATAAGACCAAAGCATTCGGGATAGTCGCTATGACTGACAGCTATGTCTCGTGCGGCATCCTGGAGCTCCATGAAGCGCTTTTTGGCGAATAAATAAGACATTTCGTGAATTAGACGATCCATTATTGGTTCCTTAAGCTTTTGCATACCGACGCGGTTGTGATTTTTGCTGCGGGGCTGATTTTGATTTCGCTTCTTCCTGGTCAATCGGCAAAAAATGCCCATTGCAGAAACGGCGGTATACGGTCCCAAGAACGCCGTTACGCTGTTTGGTGATGTTAATTTCCGCGATCCCTTTTGCCGGTGATTCGGGGTTATACACTTCATCGCGATAGAGCATCATGATGATGTCAGCATCTGCCTCAATTTCGCCGGAGTTCTTCAGGTCTGAGTTCATAGGACGTTTGTTAGGTCGGGATTCCACGCCTCTCGAAAGCTGGCTCAGCGCCAAGACGGGAGTGCGGTTTGTTTTGGCGAGGCGCTTTAATCCCTTCGACAACTCACCCACCGCGAGGTCATAGCGTGCCGTACTCTGGATCTTAATGAGTAACAGATAATCGATAACTACCAGCGCGGTTTCAGGATGAGCAATCTGATGACTGGTTGCCGTTTGCTGGATCTGTTCAAGCGTCAGATCTGTGGCATCAACCATCCAGATATTGCGCCCGGTAAGATGCCCGATACCTGTAGATAACCTTGCCCAGTCTTCATCTTCAAACTTCGCGGCCTCTTTGAGCCTGGACACTGACATGCCACCAGCAGCAGATACCATTCGCTCGCCAATCTGGATGTTGGCCATCTCCATGCTGAAAAACAGTACGCCATGCCCCTGCTCTGATACTTTATCGATAATGTCCAGGGCAAACTCGGTTTTCCCCATCGACGGACGGGCGGCAATGAAGACCAGATCTGTCGGTTCAATGCCACCGGTTTTTACGTCCAGTTCTTCAATACCGGTCATCAGAGGTTTGGCCTCTTCTAGCCCCTGATTTCTTGCGTCTACCCGGTCAATTACCGCAGGTAAAATTTCATCAATATGCACAGGTTGAACGGTATCAGGAGTGAGTGAGATTGCAGCCATAGCCCCCTGTGCGGCCTTCAACGCTTCGACTGCGTTATCACCATTGGCAGCATTGCGAATGCCAGCCAGCGCCGTCTCGATTACAGCCTCAGCGTCACGAACGGCCGCGTTACGTTCCAGAGTGGAGACGTAATACGTCAGCGCTGATTTAGCCCAGGCGATACGACTTGATTCGAGTATCGTTGCGCTGTGTTCTGGCATGGCCTCACAAAGCAACAGCGGATCTATCACTCCGGTTCCGCGAGCCTGACGACAAATGCCAGAATAAATTTCACGGTACTGACGGACGGAGAATACGCTCGCCGGCATACGGGAAAGAATGCCCAGAACCTCAGGATCGGTATTGCGCAGAAAAATTGCGCCAATTACCGCACCTTCCAGATCATTATTTTTCCATACCGGAGTCATCATGCGGTTATCCCTGCAGCAATTGCGCGATAGCTTTCCCAGCCAAACGCCAGACGGTTTCGCCCACCATCGGTAACCCTGTCCACGATGCGCTCACCGATGGACTCCTTCAATTGCTCAAAGGTCAGGTTACTTATCAGGATTGTCGGAAGTACGCTCTCATAGCGGGCGTTGATAATTTCCTGCAGAATGGTCATTTCCGTCGGACTACCGAATTGCACGCCCACCTCATCAATAATCAGCAGATCCAGTGATGCGAAACGTTCGATAACGTCTTCCTCGGTACTGTCAGCACCGTGGCGCCACGTGTTTTTCACAGCCCGGGTCAGACGCATAACATCGGTGATTTCAACCCTTGCGAGATAGTTTCGAATAATGCTTTTCGCCATCGAAACAGCCAGGTGGTTCTTTCCTGTCCCGCAGTTCCCGGTCATCACCAGCCCCGTTCCTGCGTTAAGACGCTCCGACCAACTGTTGACGTAGCGCTGGCAGGCTTCAAGGTTTTTTGCAGCACCCTGATTAACCGCTTGATAATTACTAAACTCACAGCCCTCAAATCGGCGGGCGATCCCGACGTTGTCCAGCAGGTCAGATACCTGCAGCGCATGCAGCCCGGCATCGACTGCCGCCAGCTCATCGCGCACGCACCCCGGGCACAGGGAATGTTTAACATTTTCGGTACCACGAAACGCTTTACCAGTGAGCGACATGCGCTCATAGTCGCCATGTTTTTCGCAGACTGCGGTATGGACTTCTCCTGACTCCCAGCCCCTCAACTGCCACGGAGTTTTATGTTCTACAGCGAACGCCAGTTCTTCGCGAAGTCCTTCGCGTTTCGCCAGCAGAGAATCCCTTTCTTCGCGTTGTTTGATGTTCAGCATTGTGTTTTTCCCCTTGTCACCAGTTGCAGTCTGTTTGTCCGTAATCCTGTTCACTGAAGCCAGATACCGGAAGCGCACAGCGACGCCCACCTCCGGGAGCGGATGGAGTTTGCCAGGCTTCTTCGAAATGCCGATCAGGTCCAAAGAACGTTGCCGCCTGTTTGACGTATTCAGTACCAAGCTTGCCCGTCGTGCGGATGTAGGCCGCGTAGCGCTGCACGCCCGCCAGCAGCTCTGATGCCGTTGCGCCGTCGGCGATGCGAGCCTTCCAGTGTTTATAGGCCGTTGCTTTTGGATTGCCACCAGCGCGTTTTGGGTATGCTTGCCAGGCGGCTTCGAACTCTGGAGAGTATTCCTGTCGCGCTGCTGGTTTCGTACCACTGGTTTTTCCAGATGATTTACTACTTCCGGAAATGGCTGTCGGTGTAGCGGCGCCAGCCGATGCACCAAGAGTGTTTTTAATCTCTGTAGTAGTCTTTGTTGTAGTAACCATTAGAGAGCGGGCGTTTTTCCCCTCATCCATCGGTGCATCCTGCACTTGTCGATCAGGGCAACTTGCCCCGTTCGATGAGGGCACCTGTTCCGCATCATTAAGCAACTCGCAATCATGGTTGATGGTGTAATAATTTGTCCGGTCATGCTGGGACTTATTGAGCTGCTCGACATCGAGACATCCCTGTTTGACGAGTGATGTAAAAGCGCGTTTAACGGTATCTGCCGACCAGAACGGGAATTGTTTTACCCACGACTCATAGCTGTTGAACACCCAGCGGCGACCAGAATGGATAACTCCCTGTTCTTTGTCGTTAATCCAGTAGTTAACCTGCTGCAATACGATCGCTTCGTTCAGGCCGATACGCGTAGCAAGCTCAGGGTTGATGACTAGAGGGCGAAAATTAAAAAGCATGCTCATGCTGCACCCGCTAACTCAGTATCGTGAGTAAACTTGCCATCCCAGCGCTTCTTCATCGGAAGGTGCCCCTTGAGATAGTGTCGGTAAATCCACACCGCGCCTTTGCGCAGCAGGAGCGGCTTGAATGTGTCGCGCATATCGCCGTCGTCCTGCTCTATCTGCCCGGTACGCTCACTGAGGTAGAGATCGCGTGCATAGTGATGAACCCGCCAGCGCGGATATTTAGCATTTGGCTGGTCGTCATAGAGCCAGTTATGTTCGAACAAAAACGCATTAACCTGCTGGACGTTGACGCCGTTCAACTGCTTACAGAACTGGCAAGGAGACATACCCGGCTGAAAAAGGTTTTCGAGGTGCTCGATATACTTTGCCTGGCGCTCGACGTATCCAAGTGCTCGACGGGCAGCTTCACGTTCGTCTGCCCATGCGCGGGCAGCAGCCACTTCATCTGAAAAATCAGGGAGATCATTGGACGGAGTAAGGCTGTATGAGCCAGTTGCTCTGATTGATGGCAGCACATCAGCAGTGACCCAGCGTTTGAAGCGCTTAGCCTGCTTTTTGCGACTTCCCATGATTGCGGTATACAACCCGGATTCATTGATAACTGATTGATTTGTATAGTTACATCCTATAAGGATGGTTTGATTATCTTTATCCTCATCATCAATCAGCTTTGTCATCGCCTGCGTCTGGCTGTAACCAAGCGCAAGGGCAACATCCGCGGCCACAAACCACGGAACATTGTTAATCAGCAAGGTCCGAACTGAAGCCAGCAGCTCACCAGCATCAGACTTAAAGTCGAATGTTTTGATAGTGGTATTCATTATTAGCCCCCTGTTGTTCGTTGTGACATGTCACACCTCTGAGGAGGGATGTGGGAAAATTTCTTCGATAAAAACCTTGCGTTCTGTTGTGCTCAAAGCGGTGGCGATGAGATGGCATGTCTCAATATCAGGAACTCTCCGGCCAGATTCGTAGTGGCAAATGGAGCTTTGTGTGTGACCTATACACTTAGCTAGCTCGCACTGAGTTAAGCCACTGGCAATACGCAGATTTTTAAGATTGCTCATTTTGGTCTCCCGTAGTTTAAGGAGATATTACATATTGTATTTGAAATCATCAAGGAAATATTACATCATGTGCATTGAAACCTTATCACATACTGTAATAATATGAGCCTATGAAAACAGAATGGTATGAACTGGCAAAAGCCAGAATGTCTGAGGTGGGGATTACACAAGCCCAACTTTCAGAGGAATTGGGTGTTACACAAGGTGCTTTGAGCCACTGGCTTAACGGCAGGAGATCGGCTTCGCTTGCTGAAATAGGATCGATTTTCCGAATTCTTGGCATTGTCGGTGCAACCCTCAACATAGATGGTTCCTTCACCGTAGGAGCTGGACAATTTGTTGAGCCTCCTAAACCTCATTATGAATACCCTGTTTTCTCTCACGTTCAGGCAGGTATGTTTTCGCCAGAGTTCAGAACCTTTACGGAGCGCGATGCAGAAAGCTGGGTTAGTACAACTAAAAAAGCCAGTGATCATGCATTCTGGCTTGAAGTTGACGGGCACTCTATGACAGCTCCTACCGGTTCAAGACCAAGCTTTCCAGCCGGAATGCTCATCCTTGTTGATCCTGAAGAACCGGTTGACCCTGGAGATTTTTGCATCGCCAGGCTTGGCGGGGATGAATTCACCTTTAAGAAATTGATTAAAGATAGTGGACAGGTCTTCCTTCAGCCGTTGAACCCTCAGTTTCCAATGATACCCTGCAACGAGCATTGCAGAATCGTTGGCAAGGTGGTCGCATCACAATGGCCTGAAGAGACATTCGGATAAAACATTCTGTAAAATACTCACTCCCGGCTCATGCCGGGATTTTTTTTGTCTGGATATCAATGCCACTAATTAAATACACTTTGAAATCAATCGCTTTCAATAAATAATTAAATTTTATTTCATTTTGTATAGACATAGTCAATTACGTTTTGTAATATCAGTTCATCGGCAAATTACGGAGCCAATGAGATGAACATAACCTCCCAACCAAAACCAACCAGCCAGGAATTTGATATTCACGCCAAGCTTAAAGCAGCTAATTCGCATTGGTCCTATTGTTATGCTGTTCAGCCTTGCGAGAAAGGATTTAATTACCAATTTAATACAACTTTTATTGGTGAGATGGAATTCGCTGTTTACGAACGTATCGATAATTATTTTGTTTTGGTTGATTTCTTTAAGTCATACGATGAAGCATGTGATGATGCTAAAAAAATCATTGATGACCACCCTGATCTTAAAAGAATGTTCTCTGCTATTTAATTAAAACATTAATTAAATCAAGAAATCATAAATAACACCTTAATCGGTGGGACATCACTCACCCTGAGGAAATGCAAATGAATATTATCGTCAGAAATGAAGTCGTGAATAACAAAGCCCATCCAGCCAATCAGGATGACGACATTCTTTACATAAACAAAGCCCACAAAACAGCAGAGTGTGCCAATAAATATGCACATGAACTCCGTGCTGAATTTACCCAGTTGCTTATGCCAGCAATCACACGCACTGATGTGAAGGTAGCGGGAAGATTCACCTCATTACTTAATGAGCTTTGCTTCATGACAAAAATGACGATGGAGAACACCTCAAAGGGGGGGGCAATAATGACGTTTCTGAAAGATAAAGCAGCACACAAGACAGCAAAACTTTTCGCCTCTTATGGAAATAGTTATCTGCATATTGCAAACCTTTTTCTGCGCAAGGCTTACGGGCGGTAGTGACAATGAAAAACAACACCATTGAAATTTATCGCCGCCGCATTGCTATTGCGACATTAAACCGAATGAAGCGCAAGACAGGAGGTTATTGTCTCTCCGTAAATATGCCCGATGACAATATTCAGGTTATCGAGATTAACGAAGAATCAATGCTGAAACTTTTGCTGCGCTTCGAAAAACAGGCTCGGACTGAATTCAACACAGAAGCGGAAACATTTCTTCGCCAGACGTATATGAAAAGCGTCGATATCAATGGACACACCGAATATCTGACCGAAACCGGAAAGATGATTGTTGACGAGATTTTTGCGGAGTTAATTAAACACGCGAAAGAGAAATACGTATGTGGAGGAATTAACTGATGACCTCACAACAAATAATTATGCCCGGGATTCAGATCCCCCCCCAGTCCTCAACCCTCAACGTGGATCTGCACGTCCTTCCGGACTTCACCGGGCGTGTTGTTCTTTATATCGAAAACGGCCGTGTTACATGCGATCGCCGGCTTTTTGAAGATGAGCATATTTGCGCTCTGGACACTTTTATCAAAATGGCTCGCGAAGCCGGGTTACGTATACAGGAGCTAACTGGTGGCACTGACAGCAATTCGAATACCTGAACGCGTACACCTGCAGGCGATGCAGGTCCTGCTGCGATACCGACGGAAGCGAGTATATGCACGACGTATGCGACGCACCGGATTTCTCAGTCTGAAGGTTAATCCGCGCTGGCGGATGCTATCGAAAGACAATGGCCGCAACTGGGAAGTAATGAGTCATGAAACGTATAACGGAGAATTAAAACGATGAGTACCAACAAAAACGACAACGTAAAGCAGCTAGTTGCCCGACTGAAAGAAATACAGGAGCAGTCCGGTACGCACATCCCCGCGTGGATGCTCGATGAAAATCGTTACGGCAAAGGTACGCTGACAACTGAAGAGCAGCATGAATGGGCTGAAACCGTTTGTCACTCCATGCGCGGAACTGTCGCCCTTACCTACCTGATTGAATGTGAAAAACGCTGGGGCCTCCGTGACGGTGAGTATCAGTTTAAAACCGGTGAGTTTGTTTTCGGCTTAACGCGGGAGCTTATCGAAAACCTGCTGGTTGAACACGTTGAAGGCGCACTGATCGAGCAAAAACCACAGGAGCGATATCTGGCTGTATTCCAGTTCTACTCCGCCAACGATCAGCGCCAGAAAGAAGACGGTCATTCGTGGTTCAGCGGTTTTCTCGACGAGATGCTTATAGATCTTGCTGTTCGGTTACGTGTCGGCGAAGCAATACCCGTTCAACACATTTTGCACTGAGGTAAATGATGATGAAAAACCAACTTATGGCCTTTAGCTCAGAAGAACTCAATTTTTCTATGAGCGGAATTCTTTATGAGGGAAAACCAGCCTTTGACGCTGTAGAACTGGCTAAATCCCTCGGTTATACGAACCCAGCAAAAGCGCTGAAAGACCACTGCAAGGCGTTGATTAAACTTGATTATAACGAATCGTTAGAATTGGGTTTTGGTGAAAAACCGCGCGGTACTCAGCTGGCTGGTCAGGCCGACTTGTTCCGCCTTATCCTGCGAAGCCAGCTTCCATCGGCTGAACGCGTACAGGACTGGGTTTGTGAGGATGTACTCCCTGCCATCATGACCACAGGCACATACAGCAAAGAAGTGCCAGTAGCTAAATCACACCAGCAGGAAATCAGCATGAACCATGACATTCTTTCACTGGCCCGCGTTGTGGCCGAAGCAACCGCATCAGCGACGATGAAAGCAGTAATGGAAGTGAGTGGCGCCAACCTGGTTGCTGCTTCGCCTGTATCTTCCTCTCTACCACAACGGCGCATTAGTTCGACTGAATTCGTGAATACCGATGCCGAATTCGTTCCGGTACACAAAGTGTCATGGGAAACCAGTCTGTCCGATCCTTCGTGCCGTCGTCTTGTTCAGTTCGCAAACCTGCCCTCCAGACAGTTGCCGGGAGTTCGTGGGCTGTGCGTACATCGTGAATCGTTCATTCACGCATTTCAGGTGCTGCTGGAAGAATCCGTTCGCCCAAGCGGTAAACGCAAGCGCTGGCAACATCCTGAATTTGGTGGCTTCGTTCTGCGTAAGGATCCGAAAGAGATCTTCGTGGAGGTGGAAGCATGATCCTCCAGTCGAAACTCATTCGCGCAGCTCTGGTATGCGCAGCAAAAAATGATGTCCGTTACTACCTGAATGGTGTGCACATCACTCCGAAATATATCGAGTCGACTAACGGGCATGTAGCCCTGCGCATGGAGCACGGCATCCGGACGAAGAAAAACATCATCGTCCAGTTTGAAGGCCCGGTTCCGGCGAAAGCGGAAACCACTGAACTGGTATTTAACAAAGAAGCGTTTGCCATTCACCGCGACGCATTCGAACGCCGGATTTCGATCACCGGCATCAAACTTGTTGATGGTCGCTTTCCTGATATGGAACGCGTCATCCCGAAAAAAGTGGATTTCAGTATCAATCCGGTTATCCAGGCTGAATACCTCAGTTATCCGGAAAAGATGTTTGGTCGCGAGCGGAAGTTTATTCCCATCCAGTTACGCCCTTCCGGTGAGGCTGGAGCGGTTCGCATTCAGTTCGATCCAGTGATCAACACTGCATACGGTAATCCTGAGTTCGTCGTGATGCCATGCCGTGATGATGCTTTCAAAATTATTGAGGAGCATCTGGCATGAAAATCGAATATCAGGACTATGGCGCCGTAGCGAACATCGTGATCACCAGCACTGTGTTTGAGTTCCGTAAACATAACCGCGTGGTCGATACCACGCTTTTTTCAACCTTAGGAATAGTTGCAAACCGTAGTGGAATGTTCTTCATGAAGACGGTTTTTTCCGGTAAATCTCGCGACATGCTGCGGGCCTACAAAACAATCCAGCGAGAGGTGACAAGATGAAATCATTTCTCCTGTCCATGCTGTTTGCCCTGTTATTGGTGGCCGTCGTGTTCGGCGCGCTGATTGAATACAAATTTTTGATGGATTTCGGGGGTTAGTCGTGAAAACAGGACAACATTCAGCCTATCCATGCCCACGCATCGATACTCCCCGTGGCATGACTTACCGCCAGCACCTCGTTGTGCAGATAGCGCCGGTAATGCTCACGAATTTTTTTAGCAATGATGCCTGGCAGGATTACGACGACCTAGCCAGAACTCTGGTGATGGCTGTAGATGCCATCATCGAAGCTGAGCGGGAGACGGCGAAATGAGCAAAATCACTAACCCTGTCGTGCTTATCTATAAGCGCGAAAACAGTGACACCTACGCTGTTGCGATTACAAGTGGCAGCCAGGACTATCACGTCGCCATTCTCATGGCGACGATGGAACCGGATATGACCGGTGATGATGTGGATACCTGGAGCAAAACCGGTTACTACATGGCGGCGGAGATCGAGCGACTAAAACAAGCCCTGTCTTCTGTGGAAAGCAACCTGATTGATTCTGAATGCCATGTTGCCGAACTGGAAGAAGCACTGAGAGACAAAGAATTGCAACTGAATATTAAGTCAGGGCTGATTAACGATGTTACCAATGGTAAGCAATTGACCATCACCCTGCCAGATACTGGTTCAAAAGCATTCTGGAGCGGTACAGGCAAAAGCGAGGCTTTCCATCCGGAAACCTATAAGCGCTGGGCGAAAGAAGCTATAGAACGAGCCTGTATTATCGCCGGGATCGGCGTGGAGGTGAAGTTATGACCACTACGACGCCAATAATGACCGCCTCCGGAAGTGTGCAGTTTCGCCACTACATGGTGACCGTTCACGCTATTGAACGCTATATCGAACGCATTGGTGGCGACGTGGGGAATCTGATCCTCGACCTCAAAAACGCCTGGGTATTTGATGTCAGCAAGAAAGGAATTCCCCGCTCTTTATGCGCCTCAGTCGCACGCTGCGAACGTGAGGGTGGGTACGGACTCAGACATGACAAGGCTATTTTTCTGATAAAACCCAAGGCGCGCCAGCATGTCATTGTGACGACGTTATCTGCAGAGGTGAAGTAATGCACAAAGCATTTGAAATATGGGTGCGCCAACGGTACGGGAGCCGTTACGACCTTACGCGAGATTGCGACGGTTTTTACTGTAGGGAAGTGGTAAAGCGGATGTTTGATGTGTGGCGCCACTGCCGTGGCCTTGACTTGGTGTGAGGCGGGTATATGAGCAATGTTATTCAGTTAGCCCCCAACGAGTGGGTTTGTGAAAGCGTTCTTATCGCGGTTACCGGGCTCAAGCCCGGAACCATCACCCGCGCCAGAAAAGAATCCTGGATGCTGGGCCGCGAGTACCTGCACATTTCACCAGACGGCAATCCCAAGCCTTCTAGCGAATGCATGTACAACAGAAAAGCAGTTGATCAGTGGATCGAAGCTCAGAAAAAAAATCAACCGGGTGCGCATCGGACATGAAAAGAAGTACACTCGCCGGTGCTCCTGGACGTCAGGAGGGAATAATGGCTAATGCATCGTACCCGATAGGCGTCGAAAACCACGGCGGTTCACTCCGCATCTGGTTTCTATATAAAGGCAAAAGAGTCAGGGAAAACCTCGGTGTCCCTGATACTGCAAAGAATCGCAAGATAGCCGGCGAGCTTCGATCTTCTGTTTGTTTTGCGATAAGGATGGGGAATTTTAATTATGCAGAAAAATTCCCAAACTCACCGAACCTTGCCCGGTTCGGTCAGGATAGTAAGGAAATTACTGTGCTGGAACTTGCTGAAAAATGGTCAGAGTTGAAGCGAATGGAAATCAGCTCAAACACCATGAGTCGGTACGAATCCATCATAAAAAACATGCTTCCACGCATTGGCGAAAACAAAATGGTTTCTGCAGTGACCGCCGAGGATTTGCTGTATGTGAGGAAAGAGTTGCTGACAGGTTTTCATGTCATGAAAAAGGATCACCGGACACAGGTTAAAGGCCGGAAGTCATCCACAGTCAATAATTACATGATGCTAATGGCCGAGATCTTCCAGTTCGGAACTGATAACGGTTATGCAAAAGAAAACCCGTTTAGCGGAATTAACCGCCTCAAGAAAGCTAAGGGAGAACCCGATCCACTCACGTCAGACGAGTTCATCAGGTTTATCCAGGCATGCGGCCACCAGCAGATGAGAAATCTCTGGTCACTGGCAGTCTATACCGGAATGAGGCATGGGGAGTTGTGCGGTCTGGCATGGGAAGATATCGATCTCCATGCTGGTACCATTACTGTAAAACGCAACCTTACCCAGACGGATGAGTTCACCCTGCCAAAAACCGAAGCAGGGACTGACAGGGTGATTTATCTCATTCAGCCAGCTATTGATGCCCTGAAAAACCAGGCCCAGTTGACACGCCTTGGCCGGCAGTATGAGGTTGAAGTGAAACTGCGGGAGTATGGCCAATCAGCCATTCATCCATGCACTTTTGTCTTCAGTCCTCAGTGCGTCAAACGTGGACCTCGGACAGGATATCACTACGCGGTTAATTCGATTAATAAAATTTGGGCCCCAATAGTCAAGCGCGCAGGCATTCGTTATCGTAACGCCTACCAATCCAGGCATACGTATGCATGCTGGTCATTGTCAGCCGGGGCAAATCCAAATTTTATAGCAGCTCAGATGGGGCATACCGATGCCCAGATGGTGTACAAAGTTTACGGTAAGTGGATGTCAGAGAAGAGTGCTGAGCAGGTGTCGTTGCTCAACCAAGCGCTTTCGCGTTTTGCCCCATCCATGCCCCATGAGCTTTTAGCAGCACAGTAGAATTATTGAAAATCATAATGTTAGTAGAGCTATTACTACATTTTTATAACACGCGGCACGAATTGCCCTCGACCAGAAAGACAGCTTATGGTGTGATCGGGGTTCAATAAATCGCTAAACAGGGTATACTCCAGCGGTTTTCTTAGTTGTTTATTGTACTAAACGCTCCCGTGAGAGGATGCTACTGCGCACCTATGACACAATTCGCTTCTCCTGTTCTGCACTCGCTGCTGGATACAGACGCTTATAAGTTGCATATGCAGCAAGCCGTTTTTCACCACTACTATGATGTACAAGTAGCGGCTGAATTTCGTTGCCGTGGCGATGACCTGCTCGGTATTTATGCCGATTCTATTCGCGAACAGGTGAATGCTATGCAGCACCTGCGACTGCAGGAGGACGAGTACCAGTGGCTCTCCGGCCTGCCTTTCTTCAAAGCGGATTACCTCACCTGGTTACGTGATTTCCGCTATAACCCGGAACAGGTTTGCGTCACCAATGACAACGGTAAGTTGAACATTCGCTTAACCGGGCCATGGCGCGAAGTGATCATGTGGGAAGTTCCGCTGTTAGCGGTGATAAGCGAGCTGGTACACCGTTATCGCTCGCCCGAATCAGGCGTCCCACAGGCACTGGCTGAGCTGGAAAACAAATTAGCAGAATTCTCTGCTTTAACGAAAGATGTCGATATGTCCCGCTTCCATCTGATGGATTTCGGTACGCGTCGTCGTTTTTCACGTGAAGTCCAGCAGGCTATCGTTAAACGCCTGCAGCAAGAGCCGTGGTTTGTTGGCACCAGCAACTACGATCTTGCCCGTCGTTTGTCATTAACGCCGATGGGAACCCAGGCGCATGAATGGTTCCAGGCACACCAGCAAATCAGCCCTGAGCTTGCCACCAGCCAGCGCGTTGCCCTGGCCGCCTGGCTGAACGAATATCCCGACCAGCTCGGCATCGCCCTGACCGATTGCATCACCATGGACGCGTTTTTGCGCGACTTTGGCGTTGAGTTTGCGACCCGCTACCAGGGTTTGCGCCACGACTCTGGCGATCCGGTGGAATGGGGTGAGAAAGCCATCGCCCATTATGAAAAACTGGGCATTGACCCGCAAAGCAAAACGCTGGTGTTCTCCGATAACCTCGATCTGAATAAAGCGATTGAACTCTACCGCCACTTCTCTTCTCGCGTGAAGTTGAGCTTTGGTATCGGGACACGCCTGACGTGTAACATCCCCCAGGTTAAGCCGCTGAATATCGTTATCAAGCTGGTCGAATGTAATGGCAAACCGGTGGCGAAGTTATCTGACAGCCCGGGTAAAACCATCTGCCATGATAAAGCGTTTGTGCGCGCGCTGCGCAAAGCCTTCGATCTCCCGCATATTAAAAAAGCCAGCTAG